AACAGTAAAAATCCTATTAATAAGTTTTCTAATTTCATTTATACTCCTATTCTATAATCTTCAACAGTCTTATTCCGTACTTCGCTTGTTTGTCTTTTTGTAATAGTCCTTTGACTATTTCACAAGCAAAGACTACTCTTTCACCATTTACTTCTCTGTCTGCTATTCTTTTAGACTTTAAGCATTGGCCTAGAGTTTCTTTGTATACGTATTCAATTCGCTGGCCACCGGCCGTTAGTGTTAATGCAATCACTTTATCTTCTTCGTACTTTTCACCACCTGTGTAAAGTTTTGTGTTCGCATATACAGTTGTTACAAATAATAATAATATTAAAGTTATTATTTTGTGCATATTTACTCTTTTGTTGTTCCGTTTCCGTTTGAATAGATCATATTTCTATTACTATCTTTTAATTTCTCAACATCATCACGTAAAATTTTTACGTCTTCTTGTAATCTTTTAATATTGACCCCATTGTTCATCATATTTTCCATTCTTTCCTGAACAGCTTCTAACTGTCCTGCAATGTGTTCAATCAACATAAATTGTTCCGAGTCGGCAGGTGGGGAACCTAATTCACCTCTCGGCCATTTAATTCTAAATTCGTTATTTTTTTCTATGTCGGATCCTAATGTAGAAGTTACTTGTGTTAAGTCTTTTTCTGCAAGTGTACTTTTAGTTTCTAACATTGTAATACGTTCTAATACACCAAAGTATGCCCACACACCAATAGCAACTGCAATCACAATAGAAATTAAGTTCTTCATCGGCATTGATATAGCTGTTTGATCTGATATGTCTAGTCTATTTTTTGTCATTTAATATTCCTTTTGATACAAGATACTTATGTAAAGGTGAATTTTTTAATTTGGCTGACGCTTGTAAAGACATACTTGCCATTGGTTTGTATTGACCTAAACCAGGACCTGATGGTCCTACTATACCAGCGGCACCTAATACTTCTTTAACTTCTTTCTTGTCATGGTCTTTCTGTGCAAGCATTGTTTTGCTATGACTACCAGTAACATACTCTTTAAATGATTTAAATTTAAACATTGTATTTGTTTTTAAAAGTTTTATATTCTTTAACTTCTTCTACCTTTAATTCGCCTTTAGGTTCTGTTAACTCATCAATCTTAACTTCTATACTATCAATCTTATCTAACACACCTTTTAAAACGACATTGTTATTGTCATCACCTTCTCTAATCTTTTCTTTAAATGTTTTTACAGGTTTAGCCAAAGATAAAGGGTCTCTTTTTAACATACCTTTAGTTAACTCTGATTTCTTTGTATGAACGCTATTGTCGTCACCTGTTCCTGCAACAGCAGTACCAGTGGCATTCGCTGGAGCATCCTCATCCATCTTGTTGATGATTTCGTCCATCATGTTTTTATAATGCTTTGTCATATTCTAACTCCGATATTAGTTCTCCGTTTTGTTCAAACACATCTACACCGAAACAGTTTGTAACTGGTGTTTCATCTATAGTTGGTATATTTATACTTTCAGCTATCATGGTTTCGTACTTACCGATCATTTTGAGATAAGTGATCACTGCTGATTCTATTACCAATTGGTGTTTTTCTACTTCTTTATTTTCTTTAAATAATAAAGCGGCTGCTACTGCAAAGGAACCTAGAGATCCTTTAATACCTACTTTACTTAATATTCTTTTAAGATTGAATACGAATCTATGAAGCATAGAGTATGATCTTTTCTCTGCTGTAGTTTGTATGGTTCTGTATTTTCTTAATACATTACCTTTGTCATCTATTATACCATATTTAAAAGCGGCTTGCTTTTTAAATGGTGTAACTAACATCTTTATTATTCTATATGTTATTAATAAATCTACGCCTCTGTTCATTATAGTTCCTCTAACATTTTTTTAATGTTACTATCTAGTTCTTGGTCATTTAGTTCATGTGGATATATGTACTCCAAATATTCTAAAAAGGTTTTTAATATACCCCAATACTTCATGTCTATCTTAAACAATAGTAGGGCAATTGCAACCTCAGCTCCAAAAACATTTTGTAAAACTATCAAGTGATTAACTACAAGTCTTACCTTTAAGTTTCCTGTAACACTATACTTACGAAATAACCTTTTGAGATACCTTATTCTTTTAATATCTTCATAAAATTCCTTCTCATCTTCTAGAGTAGGATTATCATAATAATGCTGTGCAAAAAGCAACCAGTTATCTTTGGTTATTTCTCTAAACATATCTACACCAATTTAGCGTAGACTTTACAAGTTCCTGTTTTTAATGTTTCGTATTTAACCTCTAGTTTAAGGCCACCCTCTTTTCTGTGAGATATACCATCATCATTAATATCAGAACCATCTATGTCCTTACCAAATCTTCCACCAAATTGTGACACCTCTGTTGTAACTGTGCCGTTATCTCCACTCATGTCAACTGGACCAACAGTTAAACCTGTTGTTTTAAGTTTTTCTCTTAACTCGTCAATTGCAAAAGATGGATTAATGTATTCTCTCTCAGCGATAGCACCTACAAAAGCATTAACTCTTTTAAGTACATCTGGGTTTTCAATGTTGTGAACACCGATATTGCTATCAGCAGGACTGTTAGCCGTTTCAACACCAACACCATCAACACCCTCGTGTATGTATTTTTTAAACGTTTTCATCTTCTTTGTTTTCCTTTTTAATTTGTTTATCTGACTCGGGTGTTTCAGCAGACTTATTACCACCTGCTAAAACATCCTCCTCAAATTCCTTCAAATCTTTTTCTTCTACGAAAGATTTAAATTTTTTCATCTGTTTGATTTCCTAATTTTATAAGTTTATCCATTTGTTGAATAGCACCGTTTAAAGCATTTAAATTGCCTTTCATCTGTGCTAAATTCATGTCTACACTTTTTATTTTAGTAGAAAGAGCTTCAAATTCTTGAACTAAAGATTCTCTTTCCGTTGTTAATAGTTTTTCATCAATTATCATAATTTATCCTATATGTTATGCTACTACGTGACCCTCTCCTGATATTACATACCAGAAAGATGATTTATACATCATAGTTACTGACTCACCTGGAGCATTTAATGTAACTGTTGTACCTTGTTTAAAATTACCTGGTGTTATTGTCACTGCATTAGTACCACCAGTTGAAGAATTAAGAATTGTCTTAATTTGTCCATCTGTAGTCGCTGCTGCTAATGAAATTGTTCCAATTGCTGAAGTAGCGTCAATCAAAGTTACTGCTGTTAATAGATCGGCTGCTTGTGCTGACCCACTTGCTGTAATTGTTTGTGCTGTTTGTTTTAATGCGATCCAAGTTGGAACATTATTAAAGATATCTTCAGCTGATATTTTTTTGTTGATTGGTGTTCCAGATGGATCATCTATCACGTGAAATAAGTCTGCTGTATCAAGACCATTACCTAGGTCTGTAAGTTGTGTTACTTTTTTGTCTGCCATTTTTTGTTTCTCCTATAAACCCTATATGTATTAAGGGAATTGTACTGTAGCCATAAGACTACATCATTGTTGTTATATTATATAGGGGCTTTTTAGGACCCCTATATTAATTGTGTTACTATGCTGGAGTGTAAACTTCACAAGTACCAGCAGCGTCAGCAATTGCTTGACTATTTGTAATAGTAGCGTCTGCGTCTGCTCTGTCTTTGATTGTACCATCGTTTAAGTTTAATGCATTTGCACCAAATTTAAGTACATCACCGTTTTGGCCTGATTTTGTATCATTAGCCTCTAAAGTGTATTCAAATACTAACTCGTCTGTACCTGAACCAGATACGTAATTTAACCAAGCTACTCTCGCACTGTTGCCTTCACTTACAGCAGGACCGTTAGTCATGTCAACTACCATATTTACGTAAGGGTTACCTGTTACGAGTACGTCTTCACTAAATGTAACTGTACTTTTAACTTTTCCACCAGCAAGTCTATTGAAATCATTAGAATCTTCTAGGTGTATTTTTGTAATGTTTGCCATCGTTTTTTGTTTCCTTTATTTAATTTAATATATAGTTTTTTCTTCTATAATTTAAGTTCCACACTTGTTAAAATCAAAATATTTTTCTAACAATTCGGTACGAATACCATGTTGTGTTCAAACTTGTTTATTATGCTACAACTGTAATTGAACCAGCAGCAGTACCTATACCAGCAGCGTTAGTAATTGTAGAGTTTGTTGCCGTACCTCTATCTTTTACTGTACCACCGTTAAGTGCCATTGCGTTAGTACCGATTGTTAATACATCGTCAGCATTAGTAGCAGCGTCAGCAGCTCCTATTACTAAACTAAATGTCAATTCGTTACTATCTGATCCTGAAGCATAAGATAATACGTGAGGACCTCTACCTGTTCCAGTACCTTCGTTACCATTTGTTACTGATAATTGTGGTGTACCTGTTACAGTTACGTCTTCATTAAATCTTACTCTTGCTTGTAGTGTTGCGCCAGCAGATTTATCAAATGCTGTCGTAATAAATTCTATTTCAGTGATATTACCTGTACCCATAAGTGTAGCAAGTTGGTTTACTGCAACCAAAACTTCTGGTGTAGCAGCCGTGTTATCATTACCTGAAAGAATAGAACCCGCTTCTCTAACCCAGCCTGAAGAAGTAGCGTATACTTCTTTTTTTTCAGCCTCTGTTAGGTTTTTGGGTTTAATGTCGTTTCCCCATAAAGCCATATTGTTTTCTCCTTAATTAATTAATTAAACTTTGTTGTTATAACACTGGTATTTATAAGAGTTTTGTATTTAGAAACCTAGCTGTTTAAGCTGTCTAATAGTATTTGATGTTGAGGTGTGTACAATTCCTATGCCACCTCTGGCAGTGAATTGGTCTGTGTTTTTCTTGTAGTCATCTATCAAAATGGCTGGTTGGCCGTTGTATTTTGCGTACTGTTGCTTCTCTGATCTTCTAACTAGATTAATTTTGGTACGTCCTAGACCAAGATTTGTCATTGCCCAATGTCTTTTCCCTGGTATACAGTTAGGATCAAAGCTTTCTTCTACGTATGCTGATAGTATATGAGTGTCGTGTTTCTTTATGTAAGACCATAGTTGTCTTGCACCTGTGTGCCATGGTAATGTGTGCCAGAATTTAGGTGTACTCTTTACTAGAGACCATTTTTCTTGCTTACTGCCATATGACCAGTTGGAAATTTTTATCTTATGTAACTTCTCAATACCCTTTACAAAGTCGCAAAGAACACCGTCCATATCACAATATATTCTAGGCGATTTATCCATAATAAGATTATACCTAGATTAAAATGATAAGTTAAGTTTAGGATTAAGTTCTACGTCTGTTTGTGGTTGCTTCGTCATAGTTTTACCCTTGTCTTTCGGAAGAACCTTATCTTTTTGTACTGGAGTATCTAGTGAAAGAGACTCTTTCTCTTTACTGCCTCTATTAGGTACATCAGCAGTTTCAGTTTTCATCTTATCTCTTAAATGTTTGTATGCAATACCAACTGATAGAGGTACTTCTCCTGTATCTTTGTTAGGTACTGGTTTAACTGCTTTGTTTTTTTCGTTTTCTAATTTTTGTTTTAGAAGTTCTAACTGACCTTTTAAAGTAATTATTTGTGCGTCTGCTGAATCTGTATCTTTTTCTTTAGCAAGTTTAATCTTATCTATATCGTTTCCTTTACCTGTGTCTTTCATTGCTCTGATCTTAGCGATCTTAACACCAGGTTTATTGTCTTTATCTATTGGTGGAATTGCTTTGTCTTTGTCTTCAACTTTTAAATACTTTGATTCTTTAGCTAACTTCTCTTTGTCGTCAGCTGCTTGTTCCCAAACTGATACGTCTTCTTTAATTTCGTTCTTTGCTGTATGCATTTTATCTATTTTAGTAAAGAAAGCAGTTTTTTCTTTTGGTGTCATACTACCAATACCTGATTTGCCTGTCTTACCTAATTCAGATTTGAATTTATCTTGGTAATCGGACTCGTTAGTATGTATTTGCATATCTTTAGCCATAGCTTCTAGGCTATTTGGTTTACTTTTAAAATAATCTTTTTTCATGTTTAATTTCCTCCTAAATCTTTTGTTGCACCAAATTTTTCTTTCATAATTTTAGCAACTAATTTCTTAGCACCATCTTGTGTTTCTTCTTTAGGTACACAGTTTGGTACTTGTTTGCCACCTTTAGATTTCATACCGACCATTTTATGGCTATCCCAACAAGGATCGCTATCTTCTTTAACTTCTTCATTAGTTCTTTTTAAAACATTTTGAACAGCAGGGTCTAGTGATAAACCTTTTGCAAGTTTTTCAATAGCTTCAACTGCACCTGAATAGTTACCACCTTTGTAACGTGGGTCATTTGCAATACCATATGCTTGTTTAATCTGTTGATCTGAAAATTTAGATACTGTTTCTGATACTATCTCTATCTCTTTAACACCATCTTTTTTCAATCTATCCATCATATCTTGTGCGTCTTTCTTATCAGCATGTTTCATACGTAAATTCTTTTTATTTAAAGGGTCTACATATTTTACTGTATAAGATTCTTCTTTCATTGGATTCATTGTAGTTACTTTCCATTTCATATTTCTTACTGAAAGTTTAGACATTGCACCAGATGAAACAAAAGGTATACCTGCACCTTTTAAAGTTTCTAA